CTTACTTTGTCTGTTAAAGTGGGCGTAACCATGTGACTTAAATATGCGGGAAAAAGAAGTAGCAAAGACTCTGTAGGAGTTACTTTTGCCTCTCTACCTTGACTTATGGTGGACATTCCCTCAAAGCTCACTTGTCCTTTTATATCTTTAGCTGGGTCATATAATATTAAATCTCCGCCACTATCTGTTGATTTTAAAGATGAAGTACTATTATACTCTATAATATGATCAATGTCAATATCTTTTCGTAAATCTGGTGTATTATTATCCATAGGATAGTATACACCAGTCCACAAAGTATTTCCTCTTCCATGTATGTGCGGAGCGGAGTACCCTCCTTTTTCAAAAATTATATTCCCCCAAAGGTCTTCTAAAACCAAGCAATCTAATCTTTGAGGGATTAATAAGTATCCACTATGTAGTATTAAAGACAGAGCCGCCTCTTCTAGAGAAACTCTTAGTATGTCAAAACCCTTTGATACTTTTTCTAGTCCAGCGATGCTTTGCCATGAAGAGTTTCCTCCATAATAATTAAAAGTCCTAAGAGTAGCCTCGTTATTGCCGCGCTCCCTCATTAAATTTAGTTCTTGTATTATTAGTTTATTTAACTCTGAATTTTGTAGCCCAAAGTCATGCCACAGTATGTTTGTAGCAAATAAAGTTCTCACGCCGCCAGATTTACGCATATAATTTATTCTTTAGTTTTAATATTTTCGACTGTGTTAGTTCTCCAGGATCTGTATTTCTTAAATGAATATTTCGTACAGCTAAATCTATATTTTCACACATTTCTTTGACTTTCATTGCTGCAGCCTGTCCCGCTTCATCTCCATCAAAAAATATATCCACCTGTGTAGTGCCTGCAATTTTTAAGACAGATAATTTTTCTTCGTTTATGTTCTTTGTGCCAAAACAACAAATAGCATTATCTAGTCCTTTATCGTGAAGGTTAATCATATCAAAAATGCCTTCTACAAGTATTATACAGCCATTCTTTGATTGAACCGAAGGATATAAAGGCAGCTTTGCTCCTGAAGGACTTATAAGATATTTAGGTACTCCCTCACCTGTGTGTCTGCCTATAAAGGCTACTGTTTTTCCAGTGATATCTTTTATGGGAAAATTTAGTCTACCTACAAACTCTTTATCTGCATGAGTAAAAGTTTCAAATTTTTGATATGTTTCTGTTTTTATGTTTCTCCATGTACCAGAATATACGGAACTATTTTTGGGAAAAACCAATCCACTACTTTCTGCCAACTTCTGTCTAATAGTATTTTTAAGTTTCTCTCTGCGTATTTGTAAATGATTTGGTTTTTCTCCAAAATAGTTAAATAAATTTCCTTTATATTCACAAGAAAAACAATTAAAAATACCCGTAATCCTATCTACTCTCATAGACGGATTACGGTCAGGATGGTCAGGATTTAGGCAACTAACTTCGTAGTCTCCGCCCTTAGGAATATAAGCTATTCCTTCCTTGTTTAAAAGTTCTTCTACGTTCATTATCTACCGATGTCTTTAATATTTTCTTTACTGATTACTTGATATGCTCCCTTATTGTAGGCAGGGGCAATTGTGTGGTTACTGCTTACATAATGCTCTTTAAGAGCTGTTTCCTCTGGAAAAGGTGAACCTAGTGCTGCAGAAGGATATTCTTTAGTTTCTCTCCAAGTTACTTCTGTTGTAAGCTGTGGCTCCTTTCCCAAACTCCAATAATATGTGCTTCGTCTCATGCGTCGTGACTTACTTCCCATTTTTCTCCCACTCGTTGTGTAGTTCATGCTACCTTGAACAATCATATCTTTGTTCCCTAAGTTAATTTTGAAAATACACCAAAGCCTCGGGACTCAAACCCGCTTGGTTTAAAGGATGTGCCTCACTTTAGTGTATTTCCAAACATTAACTATTTATTGATAGTGGGTTTCCCATAGATTAATATCATCTTTAAGAAGGTGAGTTAAATCATCTTTTCTGTATTCACTAAATATATGAGGACTTGCTTTGGATAGATATTTATCATTGTCCCACTTTGGATCGCTAGTATCTATCTCGAAATCAAAAGTATTTTCTATAAAATCAATAAATAAATCAATCTGTTCCACACACCCTATATGATACATATTTGGATGTAGCTTAGAGATCCTAGTGTATCCTTCATAAAGCCACTTACCTTTATATTTCCCCGTAGAAAACACAAGACGACCTTTGGTTGAGATAAAATTATCTATATATTTTTCAAACTCTTGTACATCATAGTCGCCAATACAGCTATAATCGGCTCTTTCGTTCGGAGGGTATAGTTCAGTCTGTAGCTTCATCCAGTCATAAAGCGCGTAAGTATGTATAAGTGGATGTTGCCATACTGTAAATATTTTTCGAGAGTCGTTTATTATATCGGCTGTATCCATTTGACCAAAAGCTACATCTAACTTTTTTTGGTGCAAAAAATAAGGTATAGGTAAAGTAGTTACAATGTTTTGTTTTTTGTACTTGTCGACGTAGGGAGAGTAATCATACAGTGCAATAGGTCGATGAACCCCGACGGCATTTAAATTAGCTTTAAGCTGTCTACAAAAGTCTTCTTGTGGATATACTCCATGCACTTGATAAATATACATTTATTTTTAACTCCTTATTTTTTGATTTATACTATTATACATAAAAACAGGCACAAAGTCAAGAACTATTTTTAAATATCATGTATTTCTTCGCCAGTTACGTGGGAAGATTCGTCTTTCTCTTGGGGAGTAAGAGCGGTTTCAGGGCCTATTTTTAGTGTTTCCCAGTCCATTGTAGAAGTAAAAGACTTTTCTGCAGCATTACGCATCTTAACACAGTTAAGTGTAAGACACTTATCCTCTTGTGACCAAGGGTCTAAGGTATAAGCAGCATCTGCCGCATCTAAGATACCTTTTGCGAAACGAGCTTCTCCACTTGCATCAGTTTGATAAGGAGTAAATACCGTACATTCATATTCTTGAGCCATAGCCTTTAATGCTTTGCTTACTTCTATTTGTTCCGTCCAGTCATATTGACCACCTGTTCTAGAGGGCATCGCAGAGCGTTTTACCTGATTTATATAGTCAACTATAACCATACCTACATTACCTCTCTTTATTTTTTTATCTAACTCGGCCCTTATCTTTGCCAAGGTGAGAGAGGGATCATATACTACATCAATTTGTCTATCTGGTATCAAAGCACAATCAGTTTTTAACTCGGTATGAAGTTTATCAAAGTCGCGGCTATCTTTATAGTTTTTAAGTTTTTCTTGTCCGCCTACAAAACGGCCTGCCCACCATGTTGCAACTTTCTCCCATTCTACTATACTTAGATTCTTAGTTCTAATACGAGAAAAAGGTACTTCGGTTGCTATCGAGCAGCACCGCTGTAGGATAGCCCTGCTATCCATTTCAATAGTAAAATAGATAGCAGTTTTACCAGAATCAAATACAGTATTAGCAATATTAGCGCAGATAATTGATTTACCTGCACCACGCTTGCCACCAACCATTACTAAGTCTCTAGGAGAGAATTGTATATCAAAATCATACTCAGTATTAAGCCCTAAGGGTATATACTTAGCAATGTCTTCGTCTTTTTCATGCAGTGTGATAGACTGCATACTCTCTTGAGGGTCTTCGAGATCAACTTTAGTTTCTATGTCAAGAACAATTTCATGTAAGTGAGCTACAGACTCCTCTGCGTGCTCAAATGCAACCGAGTTTTCTACATAGTTTTCTAAAGATAATAGTATTTGTTGTTGGGTGTATTCGTTCTTTAAATACTGCAAGAGCATATATGAATCAGCTTCTACTTCTACACTTTCTATAGCAAAAAGCTTTTCCTTTGTAGCACCATCTCTTATCTCATACTTCAAGTCTTCCATTGTAGGCATTTTATGATAACGCTCACAATGACCATCTATTAGAGAATAAAGTCCGTGATACTCTGCTGGCAAATAATGCTTGTGCGTAACACTCCAAGTTTCAAAATCTTGGAGTGTTAGCACTTGCTTTATTAGCGCACTTGCAATGTTCAATTAAGTTTAGCCTGCTGCCTTGGCACTTTTTGCAGCACCATCATAATCGGCCGCTGATATTCCTCGGCGAGTCAACATAGTCTTAACGCCGCGAGCAGTTTTACCAATTTCTTCAGCAATAGCTTCTACAGTCATGCTGCCAATGTTCTCAACTCCTGCTAAAGGATCGGAAGCAGAAGAAGCTTTAGTAGTTTCCTGTCGTGGGATTGCAGTAATACTACCTGCACGCAACAGTGATAGAGCTTTACCACGTACTGAGTTAACAGAACGACCCATCACATCTGCGATAGCTTCTACAAAAGCACCGTCATTTACCATAGTAATAAAGGTAGCCTCTTCTGCATCACTATAAGTCTTCACTGCTTCTACTTTAGGAGCAGGCTTAACGTGTCCTGTAAGTTCCATAGAAAGAATTTTTCCTTGGATTTGTGCACGAGAAAAATTACCGTCTTGATACAAATCTGCAATCTCAGCATAAGTATAAGTACCCGAGTTTTCGGTAATAAACGCTTCAAGAATAGTTTCTTGGTCGTCGCTAAAAGCACGAACAGTACTTGCAGAAGCAAGCTCTACGTCGAATCCCATTTTGCGCAGTTTGCTAGAAACTGAACGGGTAGAGGTTTCGAGGGTTTCAGCAGCTTCTGCTACTGTTGATTGTGAGACAGGAGTCTCGTTTCCGACAAAGTTAGTGAGCTGGTCGGTACGCTCATCGGTCCACTTAGGTAAAGTAGCCATAATTTATTCTCCAATAAAA